CTATCGCTATCGTGTATCTATCCTCTGCCCATTTTAAAAGATCATCGACTGAGAACGCCTCTGTGTATCCTGCCATTTTAGGTTTTGGTGGAATAAACTTTTTAAAAGGCTCTAACCCTGTTTTGCTAACTTTCTCAGGCTTTCTTAACACCCCTCTCACATATACAAGGTCTCCTCTATTGATCTCTTCGAGCTCCTCAAGTTCAAACTTAGGCCTACCTTCTAATAAATGATCCTGTGTCCAGAAGTAAAATGTCGACTTGTTCCAGAAACTTTTATGGTCAGGATGATTGAACGCTCCTTCCCCTTTCGTGCTTGGAACTTCAAAGACTAACTTTCCTCCGGGCTTTAGAACTCTCCATATCTCAGCCATTATTTTCTCCTTATCGCTTAAGTGCTCCAAAATATGGTGAGCTCTAACTTCATCTACACTGTTATCAAGAAAAGGTATTCCATTTTCGAGATCCCATATGATGTCAGCATCCGAGTCCTTATCCTTATCAATTCCGATATATCCTTCAGGTTTGTTGTGCCCACATCCAAGATCAATCTTAACCTCTTCGCTTTTGATAATTTTCTTTTCGAAGCTTTTCTTTCTTCGAAGAACGAGATCATACAACGGAATGTAATCAGCGTGAGGGCCATGAGGAGCATCTATGAAGTGAAGTATCCTCTTCTTTTCAGGATCCATTAACTTCCTTAGCTGGATGTAAACGGATTCAGCGGGTACAAGAAAGTTTTTACCTTGATGCTCCGCTCTGAAGAGAACATCAATATCATTAGCCTTATCCAAGTCATTTACAGACGACCCTACAATGTTCACAAAGTCAGGTACTATCACAATGTCGTCGGGAAGTGATAATAAACTTTTCAATCTCACAGCCTCTTGATATAAAGGCAAATCTTTATCTATATTAAACCTTCTCCTCTCCATCTCTTCAATCACAAAGACCGCCGCATTCACGAAAGGTTCTATCGCTTTTCCTTGTTCCTTCGCATTTGAGTACCATTGATTCAACCTTAACCATGCGAGTCTTAATTCATCATCAGAAACCTTAGCTAACTTTGTAGGTATCATCTCATCAAGCGTCATTTGTCTCACCTTCTTTCTTCGGGCTTCCCTTTCACTGGAACATACGTCTGCTCGAAGATGTCTTTCTTGACTGGATATAATTCTCCTTTGACACCCATGACGAGATAGTCTCCTTTCTTCCCTATAAGCGTCCCTTCTAAAGTATCGATTATGAAATCATCGTCGACTTGTACTGCTAATACAGGTACAGGCCTCTTGACGTAGTATTTGCCTTCCCTGTTCAAAAGCGACCTTAGATAATCAGCTCTAACTATCACGTTCTCACCTCCTATTCTCTTCTCACCAGTATTTCCGTACACCTGCAATTACCAGCCCAGAGAGTCTTACCGTTTCGTCTTACAAATATCACGGGATTCTTTTTCATCTCGACACAATATACCCGACCATTATAAGGAACTTTTTGGACATATTTATGGTGATAATAGCTATATTTTCGATTCCCAAATCTTATATGCCACTGAGGATATTTGCTGGTATAGATCCCATTCCAGTGTTTAACAGTTTTAGGAGGATCTAAAGAGAATGTAGGCTTCTTCCCAATTTTAAGAGCTATTTCGGTCAAGTCATTCATTAGTTGTGTGGAAGAAGTCGTAGCGGTATATTCTTTTCCAAAATTCCACTCCGGGTGACCTTGCCATTTGCTTTGTCTTATATAACCATCACCGAAAATAAAAGCTTCTAGAAATTCCCACAATAGGTTAGGTGCTAAACTTTTTAATTCTTTTGGTATATGTTTTTCATTTGCTTTACCAATTGAGAGGAAATATTCTCTTATATCATCGACATGCGGAATGTATATGGCATTCTTTCCTATCCAAATTTCTCCAAATAACTTTTTAGATAGTGTAATAATTTCTTCTCTATACTCAGGTTTTTCTTGACTTATTTTAATCTGCCAATGCCCTCTTGGAGGTTTGCTTATGTTTCCTTCTGCGATATACCATCCTAAGAATCTCATAAATTCCTTTGCAGGAAATCTTCTATCTCCAATCGTGATATAATCTACATCTTTACCTTTCCATTTAGCAGTGCGTGGTATTACATCACCATCACCTAACTTTGTTATCTGCTTTAGAATTAACGGGCTATTTCTATGGTGCTTATGCATCCAGTCGCTCCTAACAACCATATCATGATTTGGTGTAACTAAACAATCAATGGTACGTGTTCTTAAATGAATCATTTCACCTTCATAATGATAATCGATCCAGCGATTAACTTCATCTAGTTCTAATTCCTCTGTCTCCATATTTAATGTCCATATCCGTTCATGTCCTTTCAGTTCATAGAAATATTTCCAGCCCTCTTCTGTGAACACTTCAGTATCCTCTGAAAAGCACCGAGGGTGCAGAGGAGGGCCTTCTACCCCATTTGGATACACTCCTCCAATTGGTGCTCTCGCTCCCTGCATCTCAGCGCACTGCTCACAAAGTAAGTCATCAGGAGTTACGACCCATTCCCTCTCATACTTAGCAGGATCTAAATATCCTTTATCAACTGCCTGCTCCCATGCGAGCCTTTGTCCTTTATTCGCCGCCGTCAATGTTTCAGTTCTTGCTATCGTCTCCGCCCTGTACTTTCTCAATCTGTCAGCATATCTGGACACTGCCTCTTCGACCTTGCTAACAGATATTCCTTGCTCTAACATGCTTTGCCTAAGTCTGTTAACCGCATTGGCCTGTCTTTCAGTTAAACCTATGACTTCCCTGATTTGTTTCGCCGTCTTTCTTGGATGCCTACCTTCTTCAAACGCTCTTCTGATTATATCCTGAACTATTTTTCTCTGCTCATCTGTGATTTGCTTTATCAGCTCACCTGTGTGGTCGTTGATGTAATCGATAACTTTAGGATTCAGCAAGTCAAACTTCATTTCTATGCCGAATTTCTTAAGCTTCTTAGCCGCATGCTCTCCTGCTTCTCTGATAATCTCAGCGAACGTATCTTTAAATGTCTGAGCGAACAGGGTTAGCTTAACCCAGTCGATCTTTTCCATCGCTCCCGCTATATCTCCTCTTCCAATAGCCTCGGCTAGCTCATCTAACATGATTGAATCCTGTGTCTCCGCTATCACCTTAAGAAATTCCCTCTTAGCTTTAGGAACATATTTCTCTGCTATCTTCAAAATATCCTCCCACGCCAATCCTTTAACAATCTTAATCACTTTCGGCTTAGTGTAAACAAACATTATGTGCTCCCTCCAGGAAGATTAGCGAGTTCGAGCAAGTACGATTCGAGATCAGGATTCGGGAACAGCGGGAACCCAGCCTGAGCGAGCTTCAAGAGGTAGGATGCGACCTCTTCAAGATCAGCTTTAGCGATGTCTCCGTGTCTAATTTCAGGATAATACTTTAATGTCCATCCATTAACCTTGAAGAGTCTCGGAACAGCGTAATTGTTAAACGTTGCTTCAATACTGTCCAAAATAGTCTTAAGTGCAGTCAAGAATATTTCAGCTTTCGTCTTTGAAAGAGCGTATGTCCCTGTCGCAGTTGCACCTAACATTATGAAGTCAGCTAATATCGATTGTGTTATCTGAATATTGTAACGGTTTATAACAGCGTTGATGTCGAACTGCCTTCGACCGCCTGAAGTCAGGAGTGTGAAGTCGTACAGCTTATTCCCTCTCTCGTCATATACAAGGGGCATCACCACGCCTTCTTGTTGATCTCGCTTAACTTTCGTAACGAGGTCTTTGAATTTTTGAAGTGCTGACCTTTCTTCGTCAGTCTTTGGGCTTGCAATATTAGGTGGAACCCAAACGATAGGAAGTCCAGCTAAATCTCTTTCGATTCCTATAGCCTCCAGCACTTCTATTTGCTTTTTGAAATACCACGGCCTATATGCACTCCTTATGAGAGATCGACCCATTGGGTTTCCTTTGGTAGCTTCTGTTCTGAAGAGTAAAAGTTTCTCAATCGGGATAAACACAATTTTGTAACCCGAAGGCGAAAGTTGTTTAACTCCCTGAAGCCCACCTTCCTTATCAAAAACCCATTCAATAATCGTCTCCTGTGCTCTGATGGGAAGCTTCCTCCATCCAATAAGCCCATCGTTGAAAGCACTTGGAGGGTCATTATCTTGTCCAAGTCGCCTTTTATAGACGATTTCATGAACGCTGAAACCATAAGCTACCATTGACAGTATTTCACTAATCGTATCAGCCCAGCTTATACTCATATCATACATGCAACTTTCTAAGAATTCTGCTGCTCACCTTCCTTCAGGCGTATTCTCTCCTGGCTGAACCCTCCACTCGACTTGGCGACTCAACATCTTAATGGCAAATATTAATGCGCCAATTATTGGGTCGTCCATCATTTCTTTGAAGACTTTCATGGCTTGGGCTCCAGACAGGTTTGGAAGGAGCTTTTCCTGTATGGT